TCTAATCTTTGAATAGCTTGGAACTCTTCTTCAGGAAATGGTCCTCTAGATCTTAAAGGTCTTGCTACATATTTATCTACAAACTTATCAAACTTAGAAGCATTAGCTGCTCTCTTCATAACACCGCTTGTAATACTTTTACCCACTTTACCGGCACCTATAATAGCTGGAATGATTGGGAAACCCATCTCTCCTGCAAACTTAAGTTTGTTGTATAACATTCTTGTTGCATCTTCTTGAGCTGACTCTCTACCATCTCTGTCTAAAGCTGTAAGTTCTCCTTCATCAAAAAATAAATCTCCAAAGGTTCCAATATTTTCTGCATCATAAACAACACCACCAGTTACTGCCCCACCTACAAAAACACCAGCAAACTTTTGTTTGCCTGATAACTTATTCCATTTAGAAACTTCTTGAGCTAGTTTATATCCTTCTTTATTTCCAGCCGTCTTAATATATTTACCTTGTCTAATACCACCGATTGCTTTGTTGTACATTTTAAATGCAGTAGTAGTTAATTGATCTGCATATTTTCCAGCAGCTTTCCACCCACCATATAATTGTACAAGTGTTTCAGTTATTTTTCCCACTGCAGTTTCTCTTGCTTTTTCTTCAGCATATTTTTCAACTTGACCAATAAAAGTTTGTTCCCACCAATTTTCTAACTGGGCCACTCTTCCTTTATCTACTGGAAGATCTCTATCATCAGCCCAATCCATGATCATTGCTCCAAGATTAAGAAAACCTTTTGGAATTTTAATAGCACCAGATGCAACTGCACTATAAATAGATTCAGTTACGCCTACTTCACTTTCAAAAGGAATTCCTTCAGAAGATATTTTCATTCCACCAAAGGTAGTATTGTCAGTAAAAGTTTCTTTTTCTTTTTTGTCACCGTATTCAGATTCTAATGTAGGTCCTTTGCCTTTTTCCCATACCGTATCATAAGTATTAAAATCTAATTTTGCACCAGATAACATTCCTTCCATAGAAGCTATCTCGTCTCTATAATATTGTTTGTTTTCTTCTTCGGTGTAATTTCTTGGATCTCTAAAGTCTGGATCCTGTTTTAATTTTTCATCGTAGTAGGCATCATCACCATGTTTTTTTCTGTATTTAAATTCTCTAACAATTTGACTAACACTATCTAACGCATTTTTAATGTTGCTTTTTTTTCTTAAAGCAGTTTCATTTTGTTCAACTACTTCGTCAAAGCTTAACTGTTTATCAACGGCCTCTACTACTTCTTCTTTCTTTAATTTTTTTTCGTCGTCAACTAATTTTCGAGGATCAAAACCGAACACCATTTATACCTCCTAGTCTATCTCTATAGTTTCTGCCATGTAGTCATCATACGGAATAAAGAATTGTCCATCTTTAACGTATACTATATTACTTCTAAAATCTAAATAAATTGTGCCATTTTCATAATCCTCTTTGTCAGGATCATAATTTCTTATGGCAAGTCTTTTATCTTCTGGATTATCTGCTCTTGCAACATCGTCCGGTTCAATATGCCACTTACGACCTGCACCTCCAGAACCGCCGGCAGGAAGTTTATATTTATTATTTATTACGTCTTCCATAAATATACTTAATTTTTTAGCATCTGGTTTTGCTAACTCGTATTGTCTTTGAATTGTATCTATGTCTTGGACTAATTGTTTTTCTTTTCTTATTATCTCTTCTCTTTCAGTCTCCTCTGGACTTTGATCTTTTCTAAACATAGTAAATTTTTCTTTAAGTAATAAATTGTAAGCTTCTTGTGGAGTTTTAAATGGTTCTTTTGTTTCAGGATTTATTCCTTTGTTTGCATGGTATCCTTTAGCTGTTGTCCATAATTTATCTTTTTCATCTTGACTCATATTTTTATAAGCTGTTAATAAAAGATCTCTATCACTTTGCCATTGACGTATTTTATCGTCTTGTCCTTGACCCCAACTTGCCATTTGAGTTTTACTTAACTGATCAATTGGACCTTGTGCTGCTTTACCTATTGTTTGAAATATAGGTTGTCCTCCTGGTTGTGCTAGTATTCCTGAACCTAATCCCATAAAAAAATCTGAAGCTTTATAAGGATATGGTTCACGTTTTGGTATATCTCCTTGAAGAGATTTTAAAACTTCTACATCACTTTGTAGTTTAACTCTTTGATCAGCAGGATCACCCGTTCCTTGATACCCCTGTCTAGGTTTACTTAACCCAGTCGTAATTCCAGTTCCAGCAGAACCGCCGATTCTAAACATTGGTCTTTGTAAAGTTCTATTATACATATTAATTATTAAGTGCTTTGTAAGCTCCTAATCCCATTGATGCTATACCTAACGCCTGTTGCAACGGCGATTGGTTTGGTGTTACTTGTGATTGATACTGACCCATTGCACTACCAAATAGACCACCGATACCTGTACCGAAGTATCCAAGTCTTTCATAAGGTTCGTACGCAGCCATTCTATTCGCTTCTCTTTGTTGATCAAGAACCGCTTGCTGATATGCTTGTTGAGACGCGCCCGCTTGACCCAACGATTGAATGTCTTGTCCACGTAATTGTGGCATTAGTTGAGCCATTCTTTGTTGGTCGGCCCCTAATTGTTGCATTTGTCCAAATGCTGTTTGTGCTCCTTGTTGAGCTTGTTGAAAATTCTGTTGTCTTAATTGTGCTTCTAGTGCAGCTCTATCTAAATTAGATTGTGTTTGATATTCTGATCTTAATACACCTTCTCTACCACCACCTAAGTTTCCAGATTGCGCTGCCATCAACCCCATTCCAGTTAAATCTTTTCCTCTTTGTTTATCAAATGAAGCTAACGTTGCATCAATAACTTGCTGTTGATACGGAGTTTCAAAAGGTTTATAAGCATCGGGTCCAACATAATCTTGTGCACCCATCATACTTCCTGGAATACCAGCGTATGTTCCTGTTCCTGTTTGATATTGTCCAGCTGCTGTTAAATATGGTGCATAAGCTCCGATACCTTGACCGGCGGTTGTTGCCATAGTGTAAGCATCTTTTTGCGCTTGGTCTTGTGCTGCTACGGATGGTTGAAATTGTGTTGTATCTAACTTTCTACCAGTTAAACTTGTTAACTGCGTTGCGTAATCTTTACCTAGATCTTCTACAAACTGTGGGGGTAATGCTCTTGATTCTGTTATTGCCATTTTATAATACTTCTCCTATTCTCTCTGATACACTAAACATCTCCTGAGCGCCAGTGTTTCCTTGTGTTTCTTCTGATATTTGTCCGCCTTGCTCTAGGTTCTTCATCACGTTTTCCATGATTTCTGCACCTTTGTCAATGTCTCCACCACCTGCTCCTCTTACAGCATCTGCTGTGAAAACGAATTCATTTCTAGATAATCTTGCAGGTACATCGTCAGCTCTTTCTTCTCCACCTAAAGCGACAAAGCCTCCTTCGTTTCTGTAATCTTTTTCCATGCCTCCAAGGTCCATGAGCCCACCTTCTTGAGCCATGACTCTTGGTCTAGCCGTTGCTAAAGAAAATTTATTCATTAATCTCATCATTTCTTCTCTAAACTCTTCTAATTCATCAGCATTTAATTCTTTATAAGGTTTGTTAAACATTCTAAAAGAATGTTCATCTCTATCTCCTTCACTATCTCTGTAAAAAGGATCATCTACTGAAGCCATTATACCACCTTCGAAAGCTCCTATTCTTCCACCATCTTTAGCTACTGCATAATTTTCATAAGGTGCTGGGATTCCTAAATTTAAAAAAGGATACGCTTCATTAATAGCTGCTATTTTAACTGGATCATCACCAGCTGCTTCAATAGCTGCATTTAAATTTGCTCTTAATTGAGCTGGTTCAACTTCTTCTCTTGTTAAACGATCTACTAATTTTCCACCTCTGTCCGTCATACCAGGTAGTGTGTCTTGTTTAGCTTTAGTTCCTATTCCTGCAAGTGGTAAGAATGGAGATAAAGTTGCTATAGTTTTCAATGGGTCAAATCCTCCTGCCTTAAAAGGCATTCCTTTTTCTGCTATATTTTTTTGAAAAAAACGAGACATAGCTAAAGGACTTTTTCCAAAACCTTTTCCACCCCAGCCTTTAAATGAACCAATTCCACCACCACCTAAAAAATAACCAGCGGCTGCTAGACCTATTGGACTCTTTAAAACTTTTCCTGCTGCTTTAGCCACACCTTTAAAAGCTTTCTTAATACTACCTAAAAAATATCCTCTTCTTCCAGTTTCTGTATCCATGATACCACCGAAAGCTGCTGGTACTCTACCACCTCTCGCTAAATAAGATTTAAAAGTAGCACTTGTTGGGTAATCTGGTTGACCGTAAAATTGATATGGAAAAACAGTGTTAGCAATTCCGTCGCTTTCTTCCACTACTTCTTCTTCTTCAACTTCACCTGTTCCACCTTGTTGAGATCTAAGAAATGCTAGATAAGCAGGGTCATTCATATAATCTGGTTGTTGTTGACCTCCGCCACCGTCACCAGTTTTTTCTCTATAACCATATGTTGCAGGAATTTTATTTCCAGTCTTTGGATTTAATTTAAAACTTCCGTCAGGATTTTTTACATAAGTTTCAACATACTTTTCTAAATTACCTACGTTACCTGAATATAATAATCCCGGAGAGCCTCCATATTCTGCTGCATACTCAGCAAAAGATTGAGCGTTTTTCGGTGACAATGCTTTTACCATATTAAATTCTGCGGCAGTTAGTTTTCTTGGTTCTTCTTCTTCAAGTAAAGCCTGTAATTCTGCAGGAAGATAGTGGCCGGCTTTTTTTAATCTTGCTAAATAAGCTAATTCATTTTTAGGATTGTTAGGAAATCTATTATATAGACTTGTTGCAAACCAATTACCTTTCTTTGGTTCCCATGTGTTTGTATTTTTATTCCATGTTTGAGTTGCTTTTTGAAATGCTTGTTCTTCTTGAAATTGTCTTGTATTTTTAATTTGTTGTGGTGTAAGAGTAGAAGGTGGAGCTGGAGCTAGTACTTGTACTCCAGGTTCTGGTTCGTCAGTTACCACTTTAAACGTAGGACCTGCTCCACCCCCACCAACATTTAAATTTCTATCAGGTCTAGCTCCTACTTTAGCAGCGTAAGCTTTACCTTTTTTTCCACCGCCACCTGCTGATATAGCAAAAGATTCAGTAGCTGCATCAGCTCCACCTTTATAACCTGGTCGTTTACCATTGCCACTTGATTTAACTAGCTGTGTTATACCACCATTACTTTTTTGAATTCTACTTCCATAGGTATCGGCCCAGTCTCTTGCAATCTCTGGTTCGTTAGCAAATAAATATCTTCTTTGTTTTTCTGATTTGAATGGCACGGTTACTCTCCTCCAGAGTCAATCATGTCTAATGCTATAGTGTAAATTTCAAATTGTTCCTCTTGAGAAAGATCATAAAAATCTAAATCTTGCCCTGGATATTTTTCATCCACTAGGTCTTGCGCTAACATTTGTGCTCTCATACCTCTTGTTCCACCACCTGCCATCTCCATGGTGTCTGTTTCTTTAATTGTTTCAATTCCTGTAGGAGTATCAATTGTTTCTCTCATACTCATTTTCATATCCATGTCTCCACCAAACCTTGCTGGTACTCTTTCACTCATGCTGACTTGTTCTTCCATCATTTCTCTGGGCATTTGTGAAGCGATACCTTCTTGTTGTTGGTCTTCTTGTAATTGAGTTAAAATCTGTCTCCAGATTCCGCTTTGATAAAATTTTTCAAAGTTTCCAAATTGTACTTTTTGTTGGGGTTCCATTTGCTCCCATATTTCAGCCGCTACTTGCATGGATCTTTGGTCTTCTTGACCTTGACCCATTCTTACATCTCCTCTATTGTACTTAATACTAGGTGCGCCGGCTTCTATGGATTCTGTGAATTTTTCTTTAAACATATAAAATCTCCTGAGTTTATTAGTTTACTTTGTTTTTGAGAACAAATCAATAGCTGGCATGATAACTCTAACATCTCTTTGAATGTCTGCTTCTGGTACATTTGCCGCTTTTAAAGCGTCTTCATCAGGGTAAGTTTCCCCTGTTTTTTTGTTCTTAATTGTCGTTATTATTTTTTCTGGTGTTAGTTCTATCATTATGTTGTTACCTCTTTCTTGATATTTAGATAGCTAATTGCAATATCTACTCCATCACTTACTGTTCCAGCTGTACTATATTTTAATACAGTTCCACCTACTACTACTAAAGGTAAACTAATTAATTCAACGCTTGCATTAGTAGCTAGTGTTTGAGTGTGTGTTACAAAAAAAGCATTATTAGTTATACTAATAGTAGGAGTATTAGATCCTGATTTATTAGTTACTCTTATAGATTTTATAATAAAAGTTTCATTAGCTGCAGGAGATAACAAAGCTATATTTGAATCAGCACTTGTCGTACTTTTACCATAAAAATCATATATATTTATAACAGCCATTATTCCATAAAGAAGCTTTTAGCTTCTATCTCTTGTTTTAATTCTTCTTGAAAAGTTGTATTTAATTTTTCTAACACAGCGTCTAAATCTCTTACTAAAGATTGAGCCACGTCTTCTTGATATTCTTTACTGGCTCGTGTCAATGATTGTACTATCTTTGCCATTATCTTCTTCCTCCTGAATGTATATCTAATCTAAACGTTCCTAATTTCCAGTTAGAATCTATAGCACTATTAGATATGGTTAATGCTACCGCTCTAGCTCTAGCTCTTGTATCAATTTTTTTAGTACTTGTTGTAATTGTAAAAGGACCTAAAGAAGAACTCGCTGATGCATCATTAGGATAATCTCTTAGATCTAATTGCACTACTGTGTCTCCACTTTGAGAAATAAAGTCAGGCACAACTCGACTTACTCTCATTATAAACTCTCCATCTCCTCTTAAATCTGCAAGAGAAGTTGCTGCACCTCTGATAACTTTTTGAGTAATGTCATAATCACCTGAAGTTATATTAGCAGGAATAGCACTTGTAGTACCACCTTTAATTTGATTTGTTCCAGTTTCATGTTCATAGTAAATAGTGGTTCCTTCTGTATTTCCTTCAACATCAAAAGAATCATCATCACCAGCATCATAAGCTGTAGCATGTGGTAAACCAAACACAGCTGAGTCTTGCCAAGTAGTTCTTTTGCACAATGTACTTGCATTTGTATACCAAATAGGTCTTTCAAAAGTTGAGTCTAGATAACTATATAAAATTGATCTGTCGGTAACATTAGATGTAGAGGTTGGATAAAACCACATAACTTCTCCAAACAAGTTATTAATTCCACAATATATTAATTGATGAGAAGTAGTGTTTAAATCATCATAAACATAGTCTTCTACCAAACAGTCCATAGATTCTAGTTTACCAGTGTATCTAAAGAAACCATTGTCAGACATCCAATACGCAGCACCATCAACTTCAACGGCTGCATTCATTCCAATTAATCCACAGTTAGTTCCTACTTGTTCATAAGCAAATGTAAATGGAGTTCCTACAAATCTCATGGTAAATAAAGATGTGTCAGTCCAAACATAAATAGCATTTCTACCAAGTGTAGCTCCCATGATCCGTGATCCGGCGGCCAGTCTTTGTGTACCAGCACTATTGGTTGCTGTTGGTGCCCAAGTGTTTATGTCTTCTTGGTTTGAAAATCTAATAAACATTTCATCTTGTGTAGATGTGTCTCCAATAGTTGTTTCAGTTCCAAATAAAACTAAGTGACGATCGGGAGTAGATACTAACATATCTCTAGACGCTGTGGGTGCACCTGTAATAATTGTTGCTCTATTACCTGTTGCATTAGTTGCATTTGAATCCCATTCAAAAACAGCATTGTTATGAATTAAAGCAATAAGATTTCCACCTAAATTATCTAATGACCATAGACCAGGATCTGTAGTTATATCAGTGTTAGATGCTGCTGATCCCCATCCAGTCCAACTAGATGTATTGGTAATAGTAGCTCCGCCACTATGGGCAGCTCTAGTTGAACCTCTGACTGCTCTTGTAATACCTGTAAAACTTGTTGCTGTTACGCCTGTATAAGAAATTTCTTCGGTACCTACTTGAAAATAATTAGTTCCTGAAGAAGGAAAACCAGTTGTGCTTCCAACATTAATAGTTGTTCCTGATCCACCTGTTCCAAAAGCATTGTCTCCTAAACCTGGAGCTGTTAATGTAGTCGTTGTAGAACCCAATACTTTACCACCCCATAATGATATACCAAAACCATAAGCTCCCACCTGTTCAGCTGGTCCTACGTGATAGTATCTAAAATAAGTAATTCCTCCAGAAGTAGTAGCTCCACTTCCTGTTTCATTACTATCAACTGTAATTTTAAAATTATCAGCATCCACTATTTCAGTAACCATAAACTTTTTGTCACAAAAAGTAGTTGATGAATAATTAGAATTAGTAATTGCACTAAAAGTAGAGGCGTTACCAAATAAACATATGTCTCCAGCTTGAAAGCCATGAGATGAAGCTGTAATAGTTACAACGTTTTGACCGTTAGTAGTGCTAAACGCATTAGAAATAGCTGTGCCTGATGGATTAACTAGTGGGTGGATATCATAATAAACACCACCTGTGTAAGCATATAAAATTCTGTTTGTTCCAATGATAGCATATTTTTGAGAGTCATTACTTACCATGTGATGCAAAGCTCTTGCCGCACCAGTAAGTTTACTTTCTCCTAATTGTTGCCATCCTCCTATTTTTTCAGGAGTACCATATCTAAATCTAACATTTTCTCCACCTGTCCATTGAGATTCAGCTCCGGTAGGTGTTACTTGTTTATTAAATCCTGGTAAAAAAGCTATTTTCTGTAGCATATAAAAATCCTTTTATAAGGTTTATATCAGATTTGTAGGGAATTCAAATGGTTAAAGCAGAGGGAATCTGTGGTGGATCATCCCCCTGCAAGCCTAATGTATAGACTATTTTTTAGGAAGTGTAAAGCCTTTAAACCAAGCAGGTAGTCCTATAAAAAGACGTTTGTCAAATTCGTTTTCTTTAGCTAACTTAGAGCCTTTTCTATTATAATGTAAAAATACTTGTCCACAATCTTTACCAGTAAATTCTTCTCGCCAATGTTCTAAATCACAACCAGAATATATTAACATGTCTCCTTTATCTAAAGTTATTTTAATTCCAGCCTGTCCTTTTCTACCTGTAGGATCTAAATATATGGGCCATGGATCGCCTCCAAGGTTTAAAGTTGTAGATATTTCACATGAATATCTGTCTTTATGTCTAGCTAAAACATCTCCTTTTTTGTAAATTCTTGCATAAGAATACGTTTCGCTTAACTTTAATTTTGTGTGTTTTTCCATTACGGGTTTTACTTTTTGTAATAAAGTTTCCATTACTAAATCTCCATAATGAGAGTATGTATTAGGAACTTGTTGATCATTCCATACACCCCAATAATCAGTAAACGGTGATATATATTTTTGATCAAATAAAAATCTTGCTACTTTTCTTTTATTTAAAAAATAACCGTAAGCAAAATCTGCTACTTCTGAAGAAATAGCTCCTTTTAAAACACTGTATTTATTTTTTTTGAATGACATTCAATACTCCTTTCGGTATGGCTTGACAGTTAAAATGTATAAACCTAAATGGTTCGTACCCCATATCAACTATGTATTGATGAGGCATATAAGATGGAAAAAATATCATACGACCAGGTTGAACTTTATAATGCACTTGTGATGTAGCATAAGTTATTTTTGTCTTATCTTTTTCTGGTAGTAAATTCATAACATTACCTGCTCTTGGGTCTTCAAACAATGGCATCGATGTTTTGTCACTAGCTTTTAAAAAATAAAAACCTGACATATGTCCGTTCCAATGAGTGTGTAATGTGTGGTGTCCACCACCTTTTTTTGCAAATTCTTGTACCCACAATTCTGTAGTAAATATTTCAAAGTTACTTAAATCAAAGCCCATTTCACCTAATAAGTTATGTGATGTTGCTCCTATGTAATTTTGTATTTCTAAAAAAGCAGGATCTCCTATTAACGATGTAGAATGAAAAACATTTCCCATGTCTCCTTTATCACCAAATTTTTTATTTCTTTTATCTATTGTTTCTTTTAAATTTTTCTTAGACTCTTCTATGTATTTATCTGATGCTTTATTTAAATCTTTAACAAATTCTGGCGCATCTCCCCACCATATTGGACATTTAAAATACTCCTCTAATTGTAATTGTTGCGGATAAGATGCTTGATCTTTTTTTATTTTTCTTTGTTTTTGTTTTAATTTTTTATTTTTCATCTGTAAGGCCATCCTAAATTCCATATTACTAAACTATGTCTAGATCCTTTTTTAACTGGGCACACTCTGTGCCAAACAAAACCAGGGAATACAACTAAAGATCCTTTAGGTAGTATTTCTTTACACTTTCTAATGTTAGGTTTTTTATCCGGATCTAAGTTTCTAAAATCAAATTCTAACTCACCACCTTTATAATCTTTTGGGTCTGATAAAGTAACTGTGACAGATAGCTTTCTAATTTTACCATTTGATGGATCTCCTTCTTGTCTTTGATAGGGTCTATCCCACCCATCACAATGCCAATCATAAAACTGACCTTTTTCATATTTTGTAAATTGACAATTTTCAGAATAATCCCATTGAAAATTCCAGCCTGCACTTGCATTTGCTTCATGAATGTATGGATGTATTTCTCTATATATCCATCTATCAGACATCCAAACAATGTTAGAATCTCTTTTTTGTTTTAGATCTTTTATTTCTTTTTGATTTAATTTTTTATCACCGTATCCACCTGTAATCGCCATTTGATCTTGTATAGATTTACCATACTTAACAATGTCGTCACAAATACGTTCTGGGATTGCTGATTGAAAGTACCAATAATAATTTGTTAAATTCATAATATGTCTTTATGAATTTAATATAGCATTTCCTACGAGACTGTCAAGGTACCGGTAACTGTAAATCTTGCAACTGTTGTACAACCCGGAGCAGGAGATACTGAATTAGTTCCTGGAGCTACTGAAAATGTTTTTGAATTAGGTGCTCTTACGATAACAACACCTGAACCACCTTGTCCACCAGGAGTACAAACACCTGGAGTAGGAGACGCTCCTGATCCACCACCTCCACCACCACCAGATCCTACATTAGCAGTTCCTGATCCACCACCAAAATTTCCTGGAGTTCTTCTTCCACCATTTCCACCACCAGCTTTTCCTGCACCTGTACATCCGTTGTTACCTGCAGCACCACCTCCACCACCAGCGTACGCTACACAACTTCCTGTAATTGCATTACATGCTCCGCAACCACCAGGTCCACCTTTAACACAACAACCAACTCCACCAGCTACACCAACTGAGCCAATACCACCTCCACCACCACCGGCGTTTGGATTTCCGTTTCCACCAGCATTACCTTGAGAGATAGGAGACCTTGGAGGAGTATTACCAGCACCAGCAGGTTGACCGGGAGTACCACCTCCACCACCTGATGCACCAGCACCACCAATTGCTCCAGGTGTAGAGTGAACCCCACCACCACCTCCACCACCATCTGATGTTATTTTATCTGTATTTTCTGTACCACAAACATTAAATATTGAAGCTGAACCAGTAGTTCCTCTTTGTCCTGGTGAACTTGAAGGAGTACCACCAGCTCCACCACCTCCAATAGTTATGTTGTATGTTCCTTCATTTATACTTAATGAACTTCCTCTTAATGGACTTGGTCCATAACCAGATGCACGATAACCTCCTGCACCTCCACCACCAGCTCCATCATTACATGGTGCATATCCAGAACCTCCACCACCAGCTCCACCTACTACTAAATAATCTATTGTAGTTCCTACTACAGGCCATGTTCCTTGAGTCTTAGCTTGAAACTGACTTTGCATTGACCACACACCACTTGCTTTATTAATTTCTTTTATAACAACAATTCCTGAACCACCTGCTCCTCCTGCTCCACCACTAGGTGCTGATGAGTTATTAGTTGTTCCTCCACCTCCACCACCAGTGTTTGCAGTTCCTGCAGTTCCTGGAGAATCTGTTCCTGGACCGCCTGATTTTCCACCACCTCCATCACCACCTGGCTTAGAATTATTTGCTGCATCTCCGCCACCGCCACCACCAGCGTAAGTTACATCAGATCCTGTCATAGTGCTTGGAGAACCATCTCCTCCATAACCTGATCCATCAGTGTTTCCTGCTTCTCCTGCGCCACCGCCACCACCAGAAATATTACCAACACCAGCT